GTTTTAACAAAAAGAGTTTTGCCCGCTGCGACGGTTCCGTTACTTTCGGATGGGGCTGCGCCAATTGATGTCCAATTTGTGCCGCCATCAGCAAATATTTTATACTCTTCATTAAGAACCATGTTAGCTCGGGGAATTATTCTCTTGCCAACGTCCGCAAATTTTTGATTTTTAGGGACTAACATATCAGAAGCAGCGTAAAAAAATCTTCCTTTTGGAACTGTTGCCCACTCAGAAAACACATCGTCTCTATTTGTATCGTACCTGTAATAAATAGTTATACCATCCCCACCTCTTAAATCTTGATACCTAGCATACAATCTGTGATAACCAGCTGTTAGATAAAGAGTCGTAGTGGAAGAGTTGAGATTTTGTATTTGCTGTTGGGTGGGATTGAATGGATCTGCAAACCCAGAGAACATTCCATGTCCGCTGTAGTAACTACTAGCTAAAGTAGAATCTATATACAAATCAGAAGCATCGTCAGAATCAAGTTTAAATTGATAGGCTTGAACTTGCATAACTTTACCGTCCTCCGACGCTTGAGTGGCGTTTTTATAAAATGTTGACCCAATTCTAGGCGTTAAAGCCACTCCGCTAAGACCAGTAAAACCAACACCGCTCCATTGACCTGTATTTCCAATTTTTATAATTTCGTACAAACCTGTTGCTGTGCCGATTTCATACAAATTTTTCGTTAAGGTGGGTACGTAAAAGTATCCTACAAATTCCATTCCGTAGTTGTCTACATTCGCACTAACGCCATTTAAAGTTTGCTCGTTGAGGCGAACAACATCTAACACGCCTGAGTATTGATTTTCATCTTGATATGCAGGGAACCCTCCAGTAAATAACAATTCCATTTCCCCAGAAGTGGTGGGGCTCTCTATTCTGGCCCAAATATTTGACTCCGCAAGCGGTCCTCCGTTCGCGTCCTTTGCTCCCGTTGTTGGCAAATGTCCAGAAATGCCACCCGCAAGCAAGCATTTGTATAAATATTCAAAATTTGGAGGTAATATTTTTCTCCAATAATCGCTTCTTATCGAGTCTCCAACGCCTGTTGGAGTTAAGCCGGAAAATCCTGTATTTGTTGCTCCGGGAAATACTTTAGCTTGGAAATATGTTTTAGTTTCATTGCCCGTTGGATAATCTACCAGTTCCCCACTAAAATAATTATAACCACTATCCCAAGTTGCGAAATTTAATTTCTCAAATTGAGATGGGCCAAATTTTACCAAATCATTTTGTGAATATTTTTGAAAATACGCTGGATTGTTGCTTTTTAAATTTCCCAATTCAGATTGAGATCTCCAATCTGGAGCGTGATAAGAGCGAGCAAGTAATCCAGACTTTAGCGCGTATGGATTTTCAATATAAACTTGTCCTTTTGAACTGTCATTAGTTAACTCTTCCCACTCATAAGTTATGTTTTCGTCATAAGTTGTTAAGTCTGGATTAGAAACTATGTCGCGATTTTTAGTAACAACAACTTCAACGGGATTTGAAAAAACTTTATTTGCGCTGTTCGTAACGATATCAATGTAAGAGTTGAGTACATTAACAGTGTAAAATGTAGTAGTGTCGTCCATGTCAACAGCTTGATTGCTGCTGAACATGTCTTCTACTGATCCGGCTGGCGAAGCTTCATCTTCAGAAACCAATTCAATGTATTCGTTGATCGGTTTGTCCACAGGAGTCATTAACTGTTTAATATCAGTTGCTAAAGCGTGGTGATTTGTGCTGGCGCTTATTTGCGAGCTTCCAATCTTTAGTCTGCCGTACCCAACTGGAACTGCTTGGCCTTGAGAAGCGTTCGCTGGCTTGTTTCCGAATAGATAAGATTTGCCGCCAGCTTGCACTTCTTGATTAAAGTCTGCTTTTGGTTTAGGCGTTAATAAAGACATTACTCCTTGAACAGCTATAGATGCGCCAATCATTCCTAATGTTGTTCCTAACGCAGCCGCAGTGCTGCCAGCAGCAGCGGTGGAAAAATACCCAAGCGCTAATCCGCTTCCTAACCCTCCTGTCATAGCCACTAACGCCAATCCCACTACAATCATTCCTATCGCCATACCATTTTTACCCGCTCCCCAAACGATAGGAACTATATGAATTTCATTTGGAGTTTTTTGAACTTCCGCCTCTTTGGGGTGTTGAACAACACAGTCATCAATTACCATTCGGTAATGAATGCCTTTCATTTCTAATTTTTTTATTTCGTCTAAAAAGCCCCTTTTGTTAGCATTGATTGCGAGCAAAGCTTCCTTTGCAGAATTTATATTAAATTTAAACTCTTCGCCAAATTTGTTTCTCAACTCTCCGTATAAATATACATTAGTCATATTTTTTCTTTAATATATCAATGTAATCTTGTTTTACATGCGGCTTCTTAGGGATCAACAAATTAAAATTTTTAGTTTCTTTGCTGTAAATAACGTAAGGAATGCAAGAATTCTCACAGTTAAATCGATCAAAAGTGGATTCTTGTTCTGTTGAAGTTGGGTGAGTATGATAAATTGCAGCAAGTTTGCCGCTTCTAATCTGACGTAAAATTTCTAAGGGATGAATTTCGAATATATCATTCGCGTAAACTGCTATGTTTTTCGCAGCTTCTGTTTTCAAATCTCCGTTTTCTACGAAAACAAACCCACAAACTTCTAATTCGGAACCGTTAGCGTGTTCAATTATTGATTGCATTATTGTGAAGAAACTGAGTACTCCTCTACACCAGGGAATCCGCCAAAAGGCAAATAATCACCAGCTCCAAATCTTAACTTGCACCCGTTAAGAGTTTTTGAACATTGATCGGAAACCCAATATTCTTTATTAAAAGAAGGGTTTTTTGAACCGCTCGCTGTGTGCATTTTAACGCAAAGGTAAAATCTTTGAAGAGGAGTCCAATTAGGAATAGCATTGATATCTCTTTTAGCAACTTTAACGTTGCTGTTCTCGATATAAACGAACTCTCCAACCTTATAAACTCCAGCATTAGCTTTCCAGAGACCCCTCTTTAAAACGTTTACAAAAGAGCTATTCTCTAAAGCAATAGTGATATTTAACGGAGAGGTGGTGAAAAATTTTTGAGCAGACGTTAAAGCGTTCAGTTCCGAAGCGTCGTAATAGTATCTTGATGTTGGAATGCTCGCCCAAGTTGGAGTTGAAGTAGATGGAACTTTGTAATAAAGGGTTAAGCCTTCAGCACCCGTCTGATCGTAATGTCTTACGAAAATTCTATGATAACCAGCAGATAAATTTATTGTACCAGGTGTTCCTTTGGGAGCGGAACCGTTCTGCGCTCCTGGTCCATAATCAAATGCAATCAATGTCCCATTTATCCATAATTCAGCAGAGTCGTCTGGATCAACTCCAAATTGATAAGTTCCAGCTTCGTCGTTATTGACTTTGAAATATCCAATGAACTCTGTTGCGGTACTGTTTGCGCCGCTTTCGATTGCTGTTGTTGTTTGTACTGATTCGCTATTAAAAGCTGCAGCCGCGACAATACTTGTGAATGTAGATACGCTAGGAGTAGCTCCTCCAGCACCAGTATAATATCTTCTAATAAGACCAGCTTTGAAATCGACAGCTTTCCCTAACTGCGTATCGTTTTCGTCGGCAACTGGATTGCCCGCGTATTTGCAACCATTGCCACGGTAATGAAAGCCGCAATATCTTGCAATAACAGACCTTTTGGGAAACGTTACGTCTTCAATTTCTAATGGAGAAGACAATTCAAATTCAACAACTGCGCGATTTTCAGCGGACCTTCTAAGAATATAAAATACTTGATCTTCTAATCCAGCGGTAGCGTCAGCAGATCCGTAAGGGTTTTTATTGTCAGAAAAATTTTGATTGTCTAAGAACTTAACGAACGTTCTTTTTCTTATAACTTTCGCTCCAACTAAATTATTGTAACGCCTAATCAAATTAGAAACGAAAAAGTCTTGGTTAGAAACCATTAACTTAGGTCTAGGCAGGGAACCGTCACCTTTGCTTTCAAACCCAGAGCTTTGAATAGGGAAAGGCAAATACTCTATTCCTTGCCAATAAACGGGACCATTTATGCCCTTTGTGCCACCATGAATGTATAATTTGTCGTCAGGAGTATTAACATAGTCATAGCAAATAACGAAGAACTCCAACAAAGCTGTTGGTTCCAGCGAGAAAAGCTCCGCATTAATTTTTTGATTAGAAGTCCTTGACATTTCCTTTTACCCCTTAATTATATTACACACATATGGTAGGCAAAAATAAAATAAAAATTAACAGCTTTTCTATTGTTGAAATGCGGCAAAGTCATGTTATTGAAACATTAAAGATCGCGGTTAAAACGCAATCTTCTTTTCGGATCAGCGAAACCGAATCACTTTCTTTGTTTTTGCAGGAGAACCGAACTCTGATTTTAGAAAACATTAAATATTCTTTTGTTTACGTGGACAGCCAAGATAAAGTTTTTGGTGCCATTATAATACGCCCTGAAACCAATATTTCCGCAGAAATTTTAGTTCTTATGGACCCTAACGTTATCGCGGGGCACGAAATGCACAATGAATTTAAAAAACTTATTTTGTCCTTGAAATTTAAATGTATTTTTATTAAAGCTCTCAAACGAAGAAAAAACTTTGAAAAGTATTTAAATTTCTCAAAATTCTACGGTTTTAGCGAAATATTGAACGAAAATGAGCTTTTTGTCACTTTGGGCTTTAAAAAGTATTGACACGAATGTTAAAAACCTACAATCATTAGGGATGAAGTTCGAAAGGCTCGTCCAATTTGCCAGAAACCTTATCATTTACAACAACATAGAATTGCGGTGCAGGCATTTCGCTTTCATTTTAAATAAAAATAAGATCGTGTCAATTGGCAAAAACTCCAAGAAATCTCACCCGATTAATCAAAAGTACGGATACTTCGATGGGAGCGGGCTTCACGCAGAAGCTTGTGCGGTAATTAAATCTGGCAAAATTGACCACACCAAACACACTTTAGTTACGTTTCGTATTGACAGAAACGAGAAAGTAGCTATGGGTAAGCCTTGCAAGTATTGTCAAAAACTATTAAAAGACGTGGCTTTCAAACAAATATTCTATTCAAATGAAAAAGGTGAATTCGAACGATCCAAATAAATTAGACGATAGTTTCGGCAATGTTTGGTTGAAGTGCGAGCTTGGGGCGGATTGTGGCTTAGAAATTGTACGGCCCGGCAAAACCCAATGCTGGTGCGACTCTATTGAAATACTATGCGACCGCTTTGACCACAACGATGTTGAGCGCTCTGGTTGGGCTGGCGAAGGTTGGTATTTCTGGAACATAGACAGGAATGCTTGCTACGGCCCACACTCAGATGAGGCTCATGCTAAACGCGAATTTCTTAAATATTTAAAAACTCTAGACAATGAACATCCTAATAATTGAAGCGACCAGCAAACGAAAGCCTCTAGCGGAAGACTACAGCGATACGTCAATCGTTCACTGTCGCAACAGCCTTATCTTAAAGAAAGCTTTGGGCGCAGACCTTCTTGACGGCGAATACTTTTTGCCAGAAGTGCTGAAGAAACAGTATGATGTTATCATCTGCTGCTACGCTTCGCCTTACATGCCTCATGTTCCTTATCGCCAAGTTCTAGAAAAGAACCCGAAGGCTCGCTACATTTGGTTGGTAAACGATCACGACGTTGAGGACAATCAGCTTTTGCGTTGGGGTATTCAGAACATGGGCTTGAGCTACGACATGATTTGCAATAACCCCAGAGAAGGCTACCGCCATTGGATTTTGAACAAGAACATTGCAAATAAGAAACTTAATGATTTTATCAATAAATGGTTAACTGTTAACCTCAACTCGTTAATTATGGACGAGAACAGAACTCCAGTTGACCACTCTCAAAAGAATAACGTAATTTATTATGGCACTTATCGCAAGTGGCGCGCCGAGTCGTTCAAGAAGTTTTTGACCGAAGGCGTGCATCTTTCCGCCTCCAATAAAAATTGGAAAAAATTCGAAGCTCTTGGCTGCAAATGCGATTTTATCCCTAAACTTGAATGGCAAAAGAACAATGAGGATTTGCGCAAATTCAAATATTCCATTTACATGGAAGACCAGCATACTCACGACCATTACGCTTTTCTTGCTAATCGTTTCTACGAATCTCTAATGTCTGACGTTGTAATGCTTTTTGACGCTGACTGCTCTAATACAATCAAGCAATGCGGCTACGTTATTCCAGATCGTCTTGTTATGAGCAACGAAACGATAAAAAATGGGGTAGCTAATTACGCAAACTCTCTTGACTTCCAAACTAATCTCGCGTATCAACAAACTTTCTTTGCGAGAGCTGTTGCTGAAAAAGCAAACGCCATCAACCAAATAAAAGAATTTATCAAATGAAATTTTCAACTCGCTTCGTTGTTCCCAACGTTTCTGCCGAAAAAATTGGCGTTAACCTCACAAAAACTTACATATCTAATGTCGTTAGCCAAAAGCCTCCTTATAATTTTGTGGTTATTGATTGCGCCGATTTAGGGAAGCCGATTCTTATGGAGGTTTCGGAATTCGATTTCCTCGAAGATAAGATTGTATTTCGTGGATGGTTGAATTACAATTACAGTGGCGACCCTTATTTGTTCAGAGGATCAATTGAGTTAAAACCAATTTCTTAAAAATTAAAAATACAAATGCAACCACATCAATACCTACCCCTTTGCACGTTTGAAGTTATCGGGGATAATTCGCGTTACGGAGTAACATCTCAATCCTTCTTTCTTTATAAAGATCAAGCGTTTAACGTCTGGAGCAAACAAAAAGACTTGATCGACCCAGATTGCGAGTATTGGGGAACAGATAACGGTTGGCTATTAAAAATAGAAAAAAAAGACTTGGCGAATCTTGTGGGGGCAAACACATTATGATGACAACAAAAGAACAGGAAGATAAAGTTTTTGAAGAAATTACTAAAGTTAAATGCGAAATGGAAGCTATTGTTGGATTCAAGTTGACGAAAACTAATTACAAAAAAGCTATCGTAGACATAACCAGGAGAGCGGCAAATAAAGGAGATGTGTTTTCGCAAGTACCCCCCGACTCTCGGGAAAAAATAGAAAACTTTTTTTCTGTTTGTGGGCCGCTACTTGGCGAAGTGGTTTGGCAAAACTTTGTTGATAAAAATATTAAAATACAAATTTCTTACAAAGATGAGCTTTTGACTTGTTGGAACGTTCCCATAGAAATCCTCTGCTCCAAGGAGGAATCTTATCAACTCTCATCAATGATGATCGCTAAAAGCTTGACAGAATGTTTGGCGGGCTATTTCATCTCTCCAGCTTTAAGAGAATCGGTGATGGAAGGGGACGAAGCTTCTATAAAAATGCTTTACCAATCATTTAATCGGCCATCAATGTTTTCAGCTTTAAATAATCTATCAATGTTGAAGGAAAATTTTCCTGAATTTTACACGCACATCACCACAAAGCTCGACATGATGACTGTTGAGAGTATGCAAGAATTTATTAATAATAAAAATGTCACTAGACAAAGCAATCAAACACGGCAAGGAAAAAAGAAAAGAGTATCAAGGGTCAAAAAGGTTTGATCGCACTTGCAGGAATCATGGTTCCTGTAGTTATTGCGAAAATAATAGACGGCACTCTGATATCAAAAACGCTCGCTCAATTGACGAGCAGTTCGATGAATTTTTCTACGAGACTAACGACGAACAAGACTATTTAATAGAATAGTTTTTACAAAATCCAATGCCTCATCTTAACGCGAATATCCCAGTTTTCGCAGCTTACTTGAAAAGTGATTTTCTTTACAATAACAAAAACGACAAAACCGAATATGTTTTATGCGAAGTGTTTGGGGTTACTAGTTTAACGAGAAGGTGTTTGACCTTTCAAGTGATGACTGAGTTTGGCTCGCGACATGATCGCGTACCGATCCATTATTTAGTAAACGAACCGGAGCATTCTGATTTGCCCCTAGATTGGCTGCAATTATGGGACTGCTTCTCTTACGATATTTCAGTTACCCGATGGGAGTATCATAAGAATGCTAGAGTTGACATACAATTAAAGAATCATGAATGGGTTGAAGGCAAATATCTTTTCACCATTGATTGGCGCGATAACCCAGACGCTTCTTACGGTTATTCCGAAATGGCTGGGGGCCATAAGTGCGGTCATGTAATTTGGGGCGTAAAAGACAAAGATGGCAAACCTGTAAATCAATTATTTTTACAGCCGAATAATAGAGTTTTATGGAAAGATGGTGGAGCTTTTATTTCAAAGAAGCTTGACAAACCGGACTGGCAAGTATTCACTCAGGAATTCACTTGCGAAGGGCAGGGCAAGTGGATAGCAAATGATAACTGGGATTACTTTTACCAATTCAAAAAAGAATGATTGAAGTCGAAATAAATAAAGAAATGATCGAAGAAGCTATTCACCGAGCTTCTGAGGTTCCGCTTCTTAAAAATTCTGATACGCAAGGGCATGGCAGTAAAATAGCTGCACTTAGCGATCTTATGGTTCAAAAGACTTGGGGCGGGCGCATCGCATCTGATATTAGTTACGATTTCGATTGGATTTCGCCGAAGTTATATTTATTTGAAATTAAATCTAAAGAGCGCAATGTTGAGCCTCAACCTTGGTACAACTGCACAGTTAAAGAGTACAACGTAAATCAGAAATGCGATTACTATTTGTTTACCAGTGTTTTTGGCGACTATAGCCGTGGCTGGATTCTAGGCTACATCAGTAAACAAAATTTCTTTAATAAAGCTACATTTTTCAAGAAAGATGAAGTTGACCCTGACCCCAGAGGAGACAAATACAAATTCCCATCTAATTGTTACAACATCAAAATCGAACAACTTAACTGCAAATAAATATGAAATTTGAAATCACTCAAGGCTGCACAGCTTATAACTTTACCGTAGATGGTAAGCAATACGCGGAAATGACCACAGAAGAAAAAGAAAAAGTTATTGATCATGTTTTGGCCGCAGCTAAAAAACAAATTCTTGATAATCATCTCGGCTTTGAAGGAATCATTGAGCATTTTCAATACGATTCTTATGACGTTGGCCCAAAGTGCGGAACGTGCGGCGACTCAGTGAGCGTAACAATAATTAATATTTAAAAATGAAACCGGATAAATCACAAGTATTATTGTCGCCAGAAGATGAAGATTTGCGTCAACGTGGATTTTATGTTCTTCAAGGTTATGCTATAATTTCTTTCAGCCAACACATTAAAAAACATATGCATAGAATAATTGGAGAAAGAATCGGTTTGGCTTCAAAACAGGGCAGTGGATTCCAAATAGATCATATCAATAGGAATAAACTAGACAATCGTAGAGAAAATTTGAGATTAGTATCCTATTCGTCGAACGCTAATAATTCTGAAAAAGTAATAAATTCAAAAGGGTATTATTGGGACTCGCAGTGCAAACAATACCGATCCCAGATTCGCATAAACGGGAAACGTATTCACCTCGGTAGTTTTAATTCTCCAGAAGAAGCTCGCAAAGCATACGTCGAAGCTAAAAATAAACGTTTGATTGAGATTGGTCTTCTTGATCTCGTTCATAAAGAATAAAATTCATTTTAAATGAACGTCGATTCCTTTGAATTCTTAAATAGCTTACCTCAAGAGCAGTACACCACTCATAATGGCGAGCTGATTCAAATTTGCGAGTTGATTAGGTTAACGTACCCAGAAAAAATCAAAAAAACTGCTACAAAACGCTTGACGCGACAAAAGAAAAAGGGAAAATAAATTCTATGAACCTTGCTCTCTGTTGCATCTCTAACGTCCTTGCGGAACGCGGCCTAAAGTTCCAAACTATGACTTACACTCGTTTCGCTGCTCTGCCGCGAATCGACGCTGTTCGCATTCTTAGCGAGCGCATTCTTAACAACTTTGTTGTTACTAACCGTATCATTCAGCATTGCGCTGACACTGGCATTGCTGGCTACCGTTTATCGTCAAGCCTCACTCCCGTAATTGACCACCCCGACGTTAATCTTCGCCTTGACCAGTTGCCCAACTGGACCGACATTCGCGCTGCTCTCGACACTGTGGCCGCTACTATTAAGCGCACTGGCGTGCGTGTTTCCGCGCACCCTTCAGAGTTCATTACTCTCACCAGCACTAACGAAACCGCAGTTGCCAACAGCATTCGTGACCTTACCTCTCATGCCGAGCTTTTCGACTTGCTTGGCTTGCCGCTCGATTACCGCTCTCCGCTCAACATTCACTGCCGCCAAGACGGTGATCCTGCCGAAATCTCTGCTCGTTTCCTTTCTAACTTTAATCGTTTGCCAAAGAATGTCCAGTCTCGTCTTGTGCTAGAGGTTAACGACAACGTTAACGGCACTTGGTCCGTATCTAATTTGCACAAATATTTCTTTGTTCCCGCAGGCATTCCCGTTACCTACGATTCTCTTCACTGCAAATTCTGCAATCACGGCAACAGCGACTCAGCAGATTTTCACCTAGCTTACTCTACTTGGCCCACAATTCCTTTGTTTCATTACTCAGAAGGCATTGACAACACGCGCAAACACGCTATGATGCCTCTTAATTCGCCAAACAGTTACGGTAAGCCTGTGTTCTTCGACGTAGAACTCAAGGGTAAAGACCATGCAGTTTACCACATTCTCAATAATGCAAACAAAAATCAATAAAGTTAGAGATCAAATTATCACTGACCTTAATAAAGTCGGCATCAAGTTTTCCGTGGAAGACATGGAAATAACAAAGGATAATCTTTCCACGAAGCTAACTGGATATAAAATTCTTTCAGATAATCTGATGGGATGCATTGTTCCTAATTTCGCGAAAAACCGCCCAGAATATTTAATCTTTAACGAAAATCTCGCTTCTCACCTTGCGTCCGAGGGCTACGATGATGCGTATATTCAAGAACACGGAAAGATTTGGATTCACTTGTTTAAGAGGTTTCGTTTCGTGGAGTTGTTCAAACAGTCCCATTCAATTTAAATTAATTAAAAAATGAAAAGCACCCTTTTGTTTTCCTCAACTAACGTAAAAGAAATTTACAAGCTCTACGAGATTTTGAACGCTAATTTTTTGAAAGAGTTCAAATGCTCGGCAGAGTTCAACATCACCACTTTCTCTTCCTCCCGAGAGTTTTCTCTCTCGGCAAAGGACATTTCGCCGCAGCAGTTTAAGTGGTTGCAGGACGCTACTTTAGAAATTGTTGAAAAAAACTTTGGAAAAATAGTTGACAAGCCTTAGCCTTCGTGATCTTCTTTGCCTGTAAACCAAATTGCCCACATGATTATCAAATCCATCCAGCGAAACGTTGTTGAATCCCACGATTTCAAATCTGAAATCGCGACCATTGATGCGAATGAGATGCGCTACATCTCTTCGCTTCTGAGGAATAACTACTCTAATGTTATCTTGGCAACCGCACGCGAAACTATCGCCAATGCGGTTGACGCGAACAAGGGTTCTTCCAGTCACGTTCAAATCACCGCACCGACTCGCTTGAGTCCCACTTTCGTTGTGCGCGACTTTGGCGCGGGTCTTTCAGAGATTGACCTCTTTGGTCTTTATACCAAGTATGGTCGCTCTACCAAACGCGGCGACAACGCTTCAATCGGCGGTTTCGGTATTGGTCGCTTTGCTCCGCTATCGTACACTGATTCGTTTACGGTCACGTCCCGTCACGATGGGACTGAAATCGTTATCTCGGTTTACGTTGATGAGGGCGGCGATACTCGTTTCACCAAACTATCCGAAACTGCGGCTTCCGAGCCAAGCGGTCTTGAAGTTTGCGTTGCGGTCAAAAGCCAAGACATCGCCTCTTTCGAGAAAGAGATTAAAAATGTGCTTCGTTTTTCAAACGAAGAGTTTGTCTGCAAACATTTTTCTCGTGATGTTCCACAATGGGTTATTAAGAACGATGATTGGGGAGTTCTGAAAAGTATGTCTCACACGCCTACCATTGTTATGGGGGGCATCTCTTACCCGCTTAACCTCGACAATCTGAACAACGACGCTTTTGCGAAGTCAAAGACTTACAAGGCTTTTGAAAATTCTTCCATTTCCTCGTTCTTGGTCTTTTTCTTTCCGGTTGGGTCAGTTGCGTTGCACCACTCTCGCGAGAATCTAGAGTACAACAGCCAGACCAAGAATTTTATTGCTCGCGCTATCGCTAAACTCGCAACCGAAACCAAAGCGCAGATGCAGAAAGAAATTGATTCAATTTCCGACTCCCAAAAGTTTTTTGCTAAACTTCATTCTTTTGATTCTACAGTTGATATCGGATCGCTATGCGCTGATTTAGATTTTTCGTTCACAGACGCGAATAAAAATGTAATTAAAATCGACAATAATCCCGTTGTTCCTTTAGCCACTTACAGAAAGTCTCGCAACACTGGCAATCTTGTGCGATTGTCAAAAGAATCGAAGCTTACTCCAAAGACTATTGAGCCCAATTTCTTTTACACTGGTGGTTCGTGCCATATCGTTATCAATGATAACGTTAAGGATATTAAAAGTCGCGTTAATGGCTTAATGATCGCCAAGAAGATCGAAGAGGTAATTTATGTAGTTTCTCTGGCTGATGCGGAAAGCAAATTGCTTTACAAGCATAACTCTTATGACCGCATTCACCTTGCCTCTAAACTAACTCCCATTTCAATCAACAGTAAAAAATTCGGCAGTGTAAGAAAAATCTTTTGCAGTTCAACCTACCATTATAACTTAAAGGAAAAGGTTCCTACGCCCACTGATCCTTTTTATTATGTTGACGTAAAGCACCTTGGAGGCAGTTCTTACGACCTTATCTTTGGCGACTTGAAGCAGTTTAACGTAACCGACTTTAGGAACATTTTGCCGATTGCAACGCATCTTGGCTTGAAGTACGATAACGTTTACGCTATCTTAGACAAAACTGATATTCCTGCCCATGCTATTAATTTGGGCGACGCTTTCATGGTAAAGTACAAAGCTGCGATTGCTCAATTTAAATTAATTTTAAATCTCAAGGAAGAGAAGCAGATTCGCCGGAGTGCTTTGCCAACAATAGCTTATTGGGGAGAATACGTTAGAAAGCTCCTGCCCGACAATCACCCCATTTCAGTTTATTTCGACGCTTGGAACGTTAATGAAGATGCGGATCATCACGGCTTTTCCAAAGAACAGAAAAAGGAATTTGAGATATTGAGCCTTTTCTCCCACAAGTACATAAACGACAGCGTTACTACCCCTATCGACACAAAAATTCTTGAAAAAATCAACAAAGAAGCATTGACAATCAAACAATCCTACCCCATGATGTTTGCACTGTTCGAAGGTCGTTATAATTCTTATGGCGATCACGCTATGAACAAATTAGCCCTTGACTACATTAATTTAGTTGATAATCGTAATTCTTAAATCACAATAATACAAAATCGTTATGAACAAACCACCGTACATCATGCGCGACAATTCCATCACCGTTTTCGTTGATGGTCAGCCTCACACCGTTGACAGTTCGCACGCGAACTTCTCATCCTTGCGCCAAGCAATCCTTGACGCTCAATACGATCTCATTCCCTCTCTCGTCTCAATGGAGAGCCATATCAAGAGCATGACTTTTGGAGCTTTCGACATTTACGACGGTCAGCTATTCCATAACGGTGTGGTGCTCCACGGCGTTGTTGTGGATAAGCTGTTCGCAATTCTCAAGGAGGGAGCGAAAGACGCGCAGCCTTTGCTCAACTTCATTGATCGACTTATGGACAACCCTTCTGCGAATTCAGTGGACGAACTCTACAACTTTCTTTCGTACAAGAATCTGCCGATCACTCCTGATGGAAAGTTCCTTGCCTACAAGGGAGTAAATAATGATTTTTATTCGAAGAGCGGCAACAAAGACACGGTTGTTATTCGTGGGGCTACTGGTCCTCATGGCACTATCTACAACGGTGTTGGCGAAACGATTGAAGTTGCTCGCCGCTGTGTTGACGACAACAAGGACAACCACTGCTCTTTTGGTCTGCACGTTGGCAGCTACGACTATGCGAATAGTTGGGCTGGCCCCGATGGGCGTCTCCTTGTGGTTGAGGTTGACCCTGCTGACGCTGTTAGCGTGCCGACTGATTGCAGTTACCAGAAACTCCGCGTCTCTAAGTATTTGGTTCTAAGCGACATTACTGCCGAGCGCAAAGAGATTCCCGATGCTGTTCACAGTAATGACGATCCTGAATGCGATCCTGAATGCGAAGCAGAGAGCCAAGAGTCTTCTAGCGATGAAGTCGAAAACGACTTTATTAATTTGAAGATTCGCGACTACATCGACACCAAACACTCAATTGGAGAATACCCTACTGTTAAACAGATTCAGAGCCGCATGAAAGGTTACGATCTTTCCGTGCATCAGATTCTAGATATCGCCATTCGTGAGTTGGGTTATCAATCCGGTCGTGATTACGACGAGCAAGGTGATCCGATTCCATCTGGACAAGTTACAATTGCCCCGCCTTTTTGATTTATTATGAATAAAAATCCACTAGTTGAAAAGCTAGAGAACGCTTCCGAGACTGAACTCGACATCTCATTTGCGATGCTCAAGTATAAGGAAATCGGCATTTATCGAAAGATTAAAGGTCTCGCTCTCGCTTTTGGCTTGAGCTTTGAGGAGGTCATCAAGGGACTTCCTCAAGAGAACGGGCGTCTTCTCGACAGGGAAACTCGCCACTTCATTCACGATTTCATGCTGGCTCGCGCCAAACAATTCCACACTACCACTGACTAATGAATAAAGAAACATTTACTCCTTTGAGTTCAGACATTAAGCCTAACTTGAATTGGCTTGAGGTTTGGAGTCTCCAGCAAGATGGTTCGCTTAAAACTTGCTTAAACTTCTACGACCTCACGCTACAGAACTCAGTAACATGGGCGCTTCAGTGCCTCTCGCAAGAAAGTTCTCGCTCTGACGACGTTTATGTTATTGTTCACGCTGCTCTTAGCGATTGCGGACAAACGGCGCGCTCTATTATCCCAGCACCCACAGATAGAGAAACAAAATTCTATATGGTTCTGAATAAGTTTCGCGCTGCGCTAAAATCAATTAATTAAAAATCAACATGAATAGAGAACAGCTATTTGCTCATCATGTTGAGTTAACTGATAAGGCGCTCGCTATCATGAGAATGAAGAACAATGATTATGCTGGCAGTGGCGGAGAGCAGCCATTCGCAAACTTCCAACGATGCGAGTCAATGGGCGTTTGTTCCGCAGAGCAGGGATTCCTTGTTAGAATCATTGACAAGGTTTCCCGACTCTCAACTTTCGCAAATGATGGCAAATTGGCCGTTAAGAACGAAAGCTATGAAGACGCTATCCTCGACATTATGAACTACTGCGTTCTCATGTCAGCTTACGTTAAGAGCAAAGAGTTAAAGTAAGCTAATTCCAGTTAATCTGTAACCAGCATCATAGGGCCGTATCGTTAATCCCGTTGGCATACCAAGCTCTATGATTTTGCTGTTAAACTCTCTAATCAAATGGTCGGAAAAGTCTCCAAACGTTGCGTTGCCGCTCGCAGCGTAACCAGTGGCAGAGTATAGTCCAGTTATCTGGGTTTTGTACGCTGCCCAATCGCCAGAAACAACACTAAAGTTGCTGTGAATCTCTGCTTGAAGAAGACGAGGACTAACCATATTTTATTTTACACTTGAATGTCTTTATTTAGCATCTTACTATTTATATTGCTAACCATAAAGTTATTGCAGAAACCAAATTATTTTATTAAAAAATAACCCGCCTCTATAGCACAGTGGTAGTGCAACAGTTTTGTAAACTGTAGGTCGTTTGGTTCGAATCCGACTAGAGGCTCCAAAAATTATGAAAAATCGCAAAATATTAATCAATACTGACTTTGGCGGCTTCGGTTTAAGCGACAAAGCTATCGAACTGTATCTGAATAAGAAAGGTTTAAAGTTCGCCATCGAAAAGAAAAATTCGCTTTTCTCTAAACGCTCATTGATTTTTTATGTTAACGGCGTGTATTTTAGCGACCACGAAGTGCAGCGTGACGACCCCGCTTTGATAAAAGCGGTTGAAGAGATTGGAATGGAAGAATCTGCTGATTCGTTTAGCACGCTAAAGATTGTAAAGGTTCCTTGCGATGTTGATTGGGAGCTGAAAGATTATGATGGCAGCGAATGGATCGCGGAAAAGCATCGCACTTGGCAATGAGCGCGCCAACAATCGTTATTTGCCAATGCTGCGATTACCAATTCGACCCAAGCGTTGAAGAGTGTCGCGAAGACACTGATGTTGGCTACGTCTGCAAAGACTGTTTCGTTCAGTTAAAATGGGCCGAAGCTCGGCTCAAAATTGCTGGAGCCAAGTTATGCTCAAAAGCGTTCAACAACCGACTAAAATAAATTGAAAAAAAAGTTTCAAAAACTTGCAGAAATCGCTTGACGAAACATTGTTCGCTGAGCATCTTTTACAAATCAAATCATCAATCATTAACATGGACGAAAACGCTCCCTTCCCCAGCAACTCTGTTGATTTTTTCAACGGGTTTTCCGATGCGGCAGTTGCCGCCTCTACGATAAAGACTTATAACTTTATCCTTGCCAAGTATCATGATGAGTTCAAAGCTGCTTTAAGTTACGACGAAAAGAAAGATCGCAAGTATCAGAATCAAATGCGTCGTCTTGCCAGAGAGCGTGAACGCTCAAAGAATCAGCCCCAAGAGCAAGTTTTAAATTAATTAAAATCAGCAGCTAATTTTGCGGGGATAGCTCAACTGGATAGAGCCGCAGTTTTCTAAACTGCTGGTTCCGAGTTCGATTCTCGGTCCTCGCACCAATTTACTAAAATGAATCCATATCAATTTAAAATGATTAAAGATCTTCGCAATGAAGGCTATGCTATAGTATGGTTTGAGCCTTCGGAGCTAAACGGGGTAAACCCAAGAGAATTAGAAGATTCTATGACTGAGTTTGGCTATGGAGCTATGGAAACTCTTTCAGAAGAAAATGATTAACAATAATGCAGCACGTTTGTTTAAATTGTAAAACAGACTTTGCTAACCCCAGCAAGCAAAGCAAATTTTGCACTAAATCTTGTGCTGCCGTTCACAACAACAAGTTGTTTCCAAAAAGGAAAAGACTGCGTAAATGTAAGAATTGCGATAATCTCGTTAAGTCGGGCCGTTTCTTTTGCGAAACTTGCATAGTAAATAAAGTTCATTACAGTGAGAATGGTCCGGTTGAAAACAGGACTCTTGAAGAAGAAGTGTCTTTGAAAAAACACAAGGGAGCTAATCGATATGATCATATTAGGCAACACGCTCATAGAGTAATGAGAGACGCTCCAAGGTGTTGCAAAAACTGCAACTACTCAAAGCACGTTGAAGTTTGCCACGTAAAAGCCATAAGAGATTTTGATTTAAAAACAAAAATAAAAGACATCAACTCAAAAGAAAATCTAATTTTGTTATGCCCGAACTGCCACTGGGAGCTTGACAATGGATTTTTGACTCTAAAAAATGTTGTTAATTCGTCGTTCAACACTTGACAAACGCTCCTAGACTGTGATAATGTTAAGGGCAGAAGAGTCGAAGTAGATTACAATGTTTTTTGATTTATTGTCTCGTAGCTCAACTGGTTAGAGCAAATCCTTTATAAGGGTTAGGTTCTGGGTTCAAATCCCAGCGAGACTACCACTTTAGAATCGTATCAGAGGTTACATGATGCTGATCTTTCAGCCAAATTGGACTTCGCAAGGTGCGACGGACGACAAGACCCAAAGACTCTTGAAGTTTTTGCGGCCTATACGATTCTATCTAATTTTCAAGTAGATACCCGTTTAATGAAAATAATCGCCCAATATGTCTGAGGCTGATTACTACGGTGCGGAAATTGACAAATACACCGAACATCTACTTGAATAAATTTTATTCCAATCATGACTAAAAAACAAGTTAAAGAAGCTCGCAAAGATATTCAAAAGTTAATCAAAGAAAATAAGAAACAGTTGCTGTTGCAGATCAATAAAAAACATCCAAAACTTATTCGGTTGATCAAAAAGAATTACGATGTGAACAGCGACGCTTTGATTGATGCAGGTTTTTACAACGCAATCGAATTAGCTTTTGAATATTTTTATAAAAGCTAACTTTTTCTATCTTGAAACCCCAACCTTAAAGACTAACATGATTCAATGAAGCTATGCCGCAAATGCGGGGAGAAAAAAGAAATTGAACAGTTCCAATTTTTCGCCTCGTCAACTGGCGGCAGAAAAAACACTTGCGCAGTTTGCTGCAAAGAATTATCCGTTCTCAGAAAAAAATTAAAAGATGAAAATCCACCTCCCAAAGCTGCTGAATGTCCAATTTGCTCAAATTTTACAAGCGATTGGATATTGGATCACTGCCATTTTTCTCATGAGTTTCGCGGCTACATATGTAATAATTGCAATCTTGCTCTTGGCAGATTCAATGACGATGAGCGAATTTTGAGAAGAGCTATTGACTATTTGAATCGCAAGACCATAGTGCTGGAATAAATGGCATACGCTCAAGTAAGACATTCTATTCCTTTGCCATTTCGTGTAACCTCTTTATATGAGAAAATATAAAGAATACTCCGATCAAGACATAATCAATAACGCCAAAAACGTAAAATCAATTGCTGGGCTTTTAAAAAGTTTAAATTTAGTTGCTGTGGGAGGCAATTACAGGAGCATGAAAAGAAAACTCCAAAAATTAAATATCGATACCTCTCACTGGACTGGACAAGGTTGGAGCAAAGATCAGAGAACGAAAGATTGGTCAAAGTACACAAGAGCGGTTCATTTAAAAAAACATTTAATTAAAGAAAAAAGTCATAAATGTGAAAAATGCGAATTGACACATTGGCAGCATCAACTAATCTCTCTGGAAGTTCACCACATTGATGGCGACGCATCGAATAATGAAAAAAACAATCTTCAGTTACTCTGCCCTAACTGTCATTCTGTAACAGAAAATTATAGAGGAAGAAAAAACAAAAATGGTGATATGGCGTAATGGTAGCCGCAAAAGTCTTAAAAACTTTTGGATGTAAATCCGTCTGGGTTCGAGTCCCAGTTTCACCACCAATTTACAATGAAATTCACTCCAGATAAAATCACAAAGCTCAAAAAAAACCAAGTATTTGTGTTTGGCTCTAACGAGGCTGGCATTCACGGTGCTGGCGCAGCGAAACTAGCGCGCGAAAAGTTTGGCGCGGTTAACGGCGTTGGTTTCGGGCTACAGGGGCAAACCTACGCGATTCCAACAAAAGATTTAGAAATCCGCACACTTCCTCTTGACAACATCGAGTACTACATTTATTGTTTCCTTGTTGAAGCGATGGAATATCCAAGTACCGAGTTTTTACTTACAAAGATTGGCTGCGGTCTCGCAGGGTACTCGGAAAATCAGATCGCAAACTTATTCAAAGGCAAATACATTCCAGAAAACGTTACCTTACCAGAATCATTTTATAATATTTTAAATTCATGAAACTCAAGATCAACAAAAAAGATCAGAAATTTATTACTGATTTCAAAAAAGCTATTGACAACAATAGAAAAGCAGAAGATAAAATAATTGCGGAGTTAGCGTCTAGTATGGGCCTAACCGTTCCACAAGAAGAAATTCTTTGGGATTATATTTACAACGACAGCAAATGGTTAATCGAATTAGAAAACAAATGAAAGCTATATTAGAGTTCAACTTACCAGAAGAGGATCGCGAGCACGTTAGAGCTGTTAACGCTGGTGCAGCTTGGTGCGCGCTTTACGATATCGAGACTAGACTGAGAAGCATCATTAAGTATGGTCTCAGCGCAGAAAGCTCGTATGAGCAAGAGTTGAGCGAGATTCGCAAAGAGATTCGCGAAACGACTTCGCTTATCGGTAACGATTAAAAAATAATTAAAATGGACAAAGTACAAATTGATGGCGAGACAGCAGATGGTATCGCAAGAGCTTCTCTCAAAGATTCTATTCTTTGTTTGCGCGAATGCGTTAAGAAATATAGAAGCAAAAAGCGCTTAACTGAATGGGAAAAGCGAGATATGTCTGACGCTAACTATTCTTTAGATCATCTCGAAAAAACGTTTGATTATTATGGAGGAAATTTACGATGAATGCTGAACTAGAAGATAAACTATTACGCAAGTACCCAAAGATTTTCGTTGGCGTTGGCAAATCGCCTCAAGAATCTTGTATGGCTTTCGGTTTAGAAGTGGGAGATGGGTGGTACGATCTCATTGACGTATTGTGCGAAGCTCTTACTTACACATACTCTACTGCTGTACGAGTAGATGAAGAAGATGGCAAGAGACTTGGCATTGCACCTTATATCGACAAAGCAGGCGAAGCTAGTTACTTTTTTAACGTTACAGCTCCGCAAGTAATAGCCGATCAAGTCAAAGAGAAATTTGGTACGCTGCGCTTTTACTATCATCTTGAGTACAGTAAAGATAACCTCTCTTTAGTTGGAACGAAAAAGTACCCAGAGCTTGACGCTATCAATAAGCGTTACGCAGATTATATTGACGGCATTGTTCACTTTGCTGACATCGCATCTGGTAAAACTTGCGAAGTAACTGGCGCAGAAGGTGTGTTACAAAAAAGAGGCAGTTGGTGGAAAACAATTAGTTTAGATGCAGCTAAGACCGAACCTTATAATGGCTTCAAACCACTCTAACCAATTAATAAAATAATATTTATGTCAAAGCTAACAAAAGATTCCTCAGTAGAATATTGGAAGAACGAAGCTGACCGCTATCGTAATCTTTTCAATTATAAATTTGAAACAAATAACTCTGTAGCGCGAGCCGCTTTAAAAGAAGATGGCCGCTTGTACCGTAAAGTTGGAGCTAAATTTGTTGCAACGAACGACCCTTATGCCTATGAAGGACTCAGAAATGGTTTCTGGCTAGTTCATATTAAGGATGGATGTACTTCCATTAGACAACAAGTTTCTCCAGATAACAGTCGCGTCACTGCTGCTGCTAGATTGCTGGAAGACAAGTTGGTGGACATTATTCGTAAGGCTTGCGAAGCTCGCCCTTCCACTACTAGCTTGACCGCTGAAGAGAAAAAAGATTGGGATAAGTTTATCAAGAAGCATGGAAATTCTTTTAATACTTTACATTACCCTTCTTTTCAGGAAAATGCAGAGAAGATTATTGAAGCGTTGATTGGTAAGGAGAACATATAATGAGTAACAAGCCCCGCACTGATACAGCAATGCTTAATTGGCTCGACCAACAAGGAGCTTACTACGACTGGAAGGTGCAGCTCCCCACCGACTATCCTCACGTACAGGACTGTGTTTTTGCATGCCGCAATACAACGAGCGGGCACAAAACTATACGCGCAGCGATCCTTGCAGCTATGAAGAAGGACGCGAAATGAACACACCCACACCCCGCACCGACGCAGCGGTAAAACTGACCTTCGCCGCAGGTCACAACACCGTTTGTCCAAATTTCGCCCGCACGCTCGAACGCGAACTCGCGGCCCTCACTGCCGAGCGCGACCAGCTCCGCGCCGAGTTTGAAAAGCTGGCCATAACAACGGCGCAAGCGCAGGACCGTAATGTGAGCCATAGACTAGAGCGCGAAAAGGCCGAAGCAGAGCGGACCGATGCGATTTATCAGCGGGCGTGCGAGGTCGAGCATGAACTCCGCGCCGAGAACGCCACCCTCCGCGCCGCACAAAAAGCCTGTGAGGCGTGCGACGAGCCCACGGCTTTTGAGGTGCGGCAGCTACGCGACCAACTCGCGGCAGCACAACAGAGGGAAGCCATAGCGATAGCATCGTGGGACGAAGAGCGAAGCCGCGCTTTGCACGAGGGCGAAAGGGTGGTCGAGTGGCGAGACCGCGCCGAACGCGCCGAAGCCGCTGAAACCGTCGCCCTCACTCATTGGAACAAGGAGTTGAAACGAGCCATGAAAGCCGAGGGCGAACTCTCCACCGAGCGGGCGCGGTTGAGGCAAGTCGCGCTCGATGCGTGCAAGTCCGCACAAACCAAGCTGTTGTTATGGTATCCAAAGGGGTATTACGTCGACCCGAACGATCTAGGAAAAATCAACGAGCAGCAGGTTGAAGCCTGCGTTGCAGCCATTGATGCAGCGATGAAGGGGGGCGAGAAATGAGTCCCGAAAAACAACGAATCGCCATCGCGGAAGCGTGTGGGATCATAAGCAAAGATCAGTGGGGACCATTGTACAAAACACCGCAAGGGATACTGAGAGATTGCCCCGACTACCTAAGTGACCTTAACGCTATGTACGAAGCTGAGGCTACAATGAATTTAACGGACAAATACCAATATGGGAAATCAATTTGCAAAATTATGAATATAGATACCGAGGGCGGATTAGATGTTGTGGATATTTACTATGCGTGCCATGCTAGTGCAGCGCAACGCGCCGAGGCTTTCCTACGTACGATTGGCGAATGGGAGATTACGAAATGAGCACGCCCACCAAAATCATTAAATTCCTGCAAAATTACAATGCATGGAGACGCGGCGACGAAACGCTAGAGATGCCACACCCTGCGGAAATTGGGAAGAATATCCAAGACGCGGTTGTACTCTTGCGCAAAAATGCCGAGCTAGAGGCTGAACTCGCCGTTGAGCGGGCGCGGCTTGACTGGCTCGAAACGCCATCAGGCATAGATTGGCAGTGGGAACCGGAGCGACTCACGGTGAGTCGCGCAAGCATTGACGCGGCGATGAAGGAGGGCAAATAATATGTATCTATCCAATCACAGTAAAAACCTCATATCGGCAGAGGAAAAAGTCGCCGAGTTGATCGCTGAGGTGGAGCGGTTGAAGCGCGCCTATGAATACGACCACAAGTGCTTGTATGAAGTGCGGGGTCGGTGTGAATTGTGGAAGCAACGCGCAGAGAAAGCCGAGGCGGAATGCTTAGAGCAAGCGCGTCTTCTCGGAAAAGGTGCGGAGCGTGAGGCTGACCTAAGAGGAAAAGTGGAACGGTTAGAGCGCGCACTTCTCACTAACGGGTCAGAACGAAGTGAAATCAAATTTTTCGAGAAACTGTCGCAAAAACATGGCATTAAGATTGATGGTTGCTATGAATAACATAGAATACTTGACCAGTGGATACTTTGACAACGCTGTTGAACGAGGGTACAACGGTGTCGGATGGTATTTTTGGGATGAAGCAGATGGTCAATATTGTTATGGGCCATACGATACAAAAGAAACTGCTCAACAAAAAATGAAAGATTATTATAATACATTATGAACGCGCCGCTTCTTTACGCAATTTTGACACTATGGTCAGTTTTTGGTTTTATCTATTATATGGCAATGATGGACGATGTGAAAGGATACAAATCAGTCATATTGTTGATTGTCGCTGGACCAATGATTTGGTTTATATACACGCTCTCCAATATATTTGGCGCGTTTCACAACTGGTTAACAAAAGAATAAATATGTTCCAATACACAAAAAAATGGGAAGATCAAAAAATTGATCCTGTTGATACGCTATATAAGATTGATCAAGTAAAATTGGTCAAATGGCTAAGGCATCTGCGTGATCTTAATCATTTATTGATGAATGATTTGCTGCGTGATGACCGTGAAAGAGAAAAGGCCAGAGGAGCATTTAATGCATATGATTGCTTGCTTGGGAACATTACGAGTGGAACAATCTTTATGAAGAATCGCTCTTGACATTCTGCGGAAAGTAATTAATTTATTCGATATGAAAGCCCCACAAGAAAAAATCAATTCAGAAATGAATATTAATCAATTTTTAATCGACCTCGCCATTTTGTCACAAAAACATGGGGTTAAGATTGAAGGCTGCGGATGCTGCGGGTCTCCCGCTCTCACTGAAATTCGCCCAGAAGAAACAAAAGACTTTCATTACATAGTTAATGATAAAAACGAATATCTAACATGGAAACAAAAACAACAATCGAATTAGATTCCAAGTGGAAGAAGCTTTGATTTAATTTAAAATATACTGTGAAACAAGACATCAATTTTAAATCATACGTAGGAGAAAAAAATCTAGTTATAGGTTCTTGGGGCAATCCTGAAGCTCCAAGCATTTATGATGATGTTATGAAGTTCTCTAACTGCGAGAACGTTTCAGTAAAAGAAGTTACAGTTTGCGGCGGGCAAGAAGATTGCATTGACGTTGTTCGCGGCAAAAATTACATTTTCCAAGATTTGAATCTTTGCCCATTAAAAAATGGCATCACTATCAAAGGAAGTGTTGACGGTTGGTATTTAAAAAACATTTTATTTGGGCGTAAAGGCGACGCTTACACTATTGAAATTGGGCAGTACGACAACTACTGGACTCCATCTACCCTACCTACCCGCAATGGTGTTATAGAGAACGTAAAAATCGCAGATGGTAGCCAAGTGGTAGTTAGAGTATGGGATGGAGAAAAGCCCCTACTTATCAACGCTCATAACGTTAAGATCGTAAAGATTCCAAAGTTCATTTGGTTCCCTTACTTCGTTTTTAGATCAATCCAAAGAAATGGTTTGAAATTCTTTAAGAAATAGGTTGACAAATTTTCCGTAAAAACATAATATATATAAATCATGAATAACATCACTACTGATCAAGCATTGGCAAATTTTGCCGCTCTTCATCGTCAATCGCGCTTGCTTCCTGAGCAGCACGAAGCTCTCAAGGAAAGCCTCATTGTTCTCGCTGGATTAGCTAATCCTGCAAACAAGAGCGAATCAAAGCTGGCCCCCGACGTTGCACTCAACAACTTCTTCCAACTTTACACTCGCGCCAACGTTACTGTTGAAGAGCATGAAGCTCTCAAGGCTGGCTTTAACCTCATTGCTCCTTTGGTTCAAGCCTCCAAAGGCTCCGAAACCACTGTGGTCGAATAAAACGTAATTAAAAATCCCTAGAAACGCCCCCAAATTGGTAATTGAATACTAGTTTGGGGGTTTTTATTTGCTCAAGTCTTGGTAATTTAAGAGCGGGCAAACAATAGGGCTAATCTTATTAAAATATGAATACTTATTTTTTATTAAATACGGTGATGCCAGTTTTACTGGTTGTTGGAGTGGTTTTCGTGTTCGTTTGGTTGCTAAATAACGATATGAAAAATGAACGAGAATCGCGTCAAATATTGCAAAGAGAAATGGATCGTTTCGAAGCTGAAAAACTATCGAAAAAACTAAAGGATTCTAAGGTCGGAATAGCAGTGAAAAAGCCCCAATCTTTCACTACTAAAAGAAAGATCCAAAAAAAGGCTTGACCCCTAACAAAAATAGGGGTAAGTTTCTTACCTGTCGGGTAGGAAAAATATAGAAGATAGATACGTAAGAATAGATAGAAGAAGAGAAGAGAGAAGATAAGAAAGAAAGCGATTTAAAAAAGAAGAAGATTTAAATCACTCCTTGCTCGGCTCTATTTTTTATTAATTTTTAATCATTCTCATAATTTTCCAGCGAATCTTTTCACCTTTCAGCTTATCTCATTATGCATCCTAGAATCTCAAGCTATCTCTTTATTTTGTTTTATTTCATTGTTGTGATTGTTCCCTTAGCTGCTGCTATGGCAGCGGTTACAGCAGTTGTAACGTTCGTCAGCTTCGTTAACACGACACTAAAGAAACTATTAGAAGATAGAGAAAATTTGTTGCTGATGCACTCGATTAGCAAAACAGTAAAAGAAACTATTAAGAAGAATACGATAGACGTTTAAGGCGCGTTTCAAAAAAATAGCTTAGCAAACTCAAAAGAACATAAGAGATTAACCATAATGCGCTAAATATGCTCTTTTATAAAACATTAATAACGCGCGCTTTATAAAACCTAAGTGTTATCCGGGTCATAGCCGGGATCAAAAATAGAGTTAACGGTCCTATACTATGAGCGCGCTTTAGTGTAAATAAGATCAAACATGAACAAGATCGCGCTAAATATAGCTTTGGTTGTTCTCTTATCTGGTTGCATGAACCGCACAGATAGTAAAGGGCAAAAAGTAAGCAGTAATGCTCCTATGTTCATAACTCCAAACACGAAAGCAATTCCCGTAAATAACCCAAAGGTGAATGAAGTTGCGCCAAATAAGCCAGCTCAAGTAACGTTCAATGCTGAGAGTTATGTAATGGTAAAAGAAAAAGATTTAAATATGTTAGTAACTCAAAAGACGAACGAAACATTATTAAATATTAAAAAATCAAACGCTAATGCGCCCCAACCAAATAAGGAGTTGAATGAAGCTATAGATAACCAGATTAAAAAATCAGTTCAGCTTCCCTCAGATAATCTTGCGGCAAATGTTATCCAGTTAGCCCCTGTAGCTTCACCCGAAAAACTTTCCAGTTCCAACGCAGTTCACCCAGTTTTTGCTTTCATTCTGGTGGCGTTAAGCATGTTGGGGTTCATCCTAACTGCGGGATATTTCTTCTTCATTAAGAAGAAGGCACTGCATGAAGACCCTACCCCCACCACCACCACCGCAGCCCCAGCTGCCTCGCCGCTACCCCCCAAGGTGGCAACCGAAACCTCAGCCGAAACCCGAGCCGAAAGTTAGATCAGCAAAGATACTCAAACTTCGCCGGATTAAAAATTAATTAAAATTCACGTCACCTCTCGGGAAACCTTGAGGTGATTTTTTTTGATTTTTTTTCAGAAAATTGCTTGACGCGCGATTAAAAATCCCTAATCTGCTCGTGTATGAATAACACATCTACCGTTACTAAGCGTGGTCGGGGTCGCCCTGCGGGCTCGACCTCTTTTGTCAATGTGAGCCTTGCTGACCTTGACCAGTTCGTTGGCACTAGCAGCGCGATTCCAGTGTCGCGCATTTGGCTCGAAAAAATGGGCTTGACTATTCAAGCGGTCCAGCGCACGATTCAAGAAAGTGAAGTTGAAACCTCTACCCCCAAGGTGGAATTCAAGATCACTAAGCTCTAACCTATACTAAAATGAAACGCTTTGCTGAATTAGTTGGACAAGAAGATGTTAAGAAGAAGCTCGGCTTCTACCTCGATGCTCATGTAAAAACACAAAAGTTTCCTTTTCTCCTACTCACAGGGGCAAAGGGAATGGGCAAGACTGAGTTCGCGAAAGAAACTGCGCGCGGCATTAACGCGAAAGATGGCGCACCTCGCGCGTTCCTCGAAATCAACTGCGGCACTATCAAGAACGCTCAAGTGTTCTTTGAGCAAGTGTTCGCTCCTGTGATTCAAGGGAACGAAGTAACGGTGCTCCTAGATGAATGCCACGCGCTCCCCAGAGACTTAATGACTGTGCTTCTTTCTGCTTTCAATACTGAGAAGTTAGATGTTAAGCAAATCAATTGGCGCGATGGGATGTACGAGTTTAACTTCAAGTTGCAAAGCTTTATGCTTGCGACTACTGAGGCTGACAAACTGTTCTCTCCTCTCAAAGATCGACTCACTCCTGTGGACTTTCAACCGTACACAATTTCGGATGTTGCTAAGATCATAGAGAAGTCTCTCCCCGACATTAACTTTAAAGGTGACGTGTTGGAAAAGATCGCTGCTACTGTTCGTGGTAACGCCCGGTCTGCGGTTCAGCGCTCGAAGCAGATTGAACTTTACTGTGAGACCAAAGCTAACAAAGACTTCGGGACAAAAGAATGGAATGATTTGTGCGATAAGATCGGTATCAATCCATCTGGCTTAAACAACACTGAGATTCAAATTCTTCGCGCTCTTAAAGATCGTGGAGACTGCACGCTGAATATGTTGTCGGCCATCACTGGTATGAGTCGTTCCGCATTGCAACGAGATTCCGAAATCTTTTTGCTTCAAAAGGGGTACATGAAAATTGAAGGTACTCGCAAGCTCACTGCGGCAGGAACAAAAGCCTTGGAAAATCTTCAGAAAAAGG